AGTCTGATTCTACTCGCTGGGTGTTCAGTTGCAAATCCTAAAGTATCTTTTGGTAAGAAATGCGTAGATAAAGGTGACCAGGTTCACTATTCTTACGTATGGATATACGATAAAAACGCAGGATTACTAGCAAATGAAAAAACCTGTGATATGATTTCAGACTAGCATTGACAATCCAAATAAAATAATATATATTATTAATCATTATGAATAAATTATACTTTGGTCACGTGCCAAATATTACATTTAAAACAAGAGAAGGTGACGAATTAGTTGACGGCGGTTGTTCTTTTGAAGATGGTAAATGGGTAGATAAAACTACCGATGATTATTTCAAAGGAAAGAAAGTTGTTATATTCGCTTTACCAGGTGCATTTACACCTACTTGTTCAGCAAAACAATTACCAGAATACGAAAAAAGATTCCAAGAGTTTAAAGATAAAGGCATAGATGAGATTTATTGTATATCAGTAAACGATACGTATGTTATGAACGCTTGGTTTGCTGACTGGAAAATTAAAAACGTTAAACCTATTGCAGATGGAAACGGACATTTTACTAGACGTTTAGGTATGTTAATTAACAAAACTGATAAAGGTTTTGGTATGAGGTCTTGGAGATATGCTGCTGTAGTTAACGATTTAAAAATTGAACAATGGTTTGAAGAACCAGGAATCAATGATAATGGAAGTGATGATGATCCTTATGGACAATCTTCTCCTTCTAATGTTTTAAATAATATCTAGCATTGACATTTATTACATTTTGTTATATGATTAAATTATGGAGGAATTGATATTATGAATCTATCAACAAGTACCGTTGCAATCTTAAAGAATTTTGCTGAAATTAATAAGAACATTTTAGTAAAACCTGGAAAGCAACTAAAAACTATTTCTACTTTAAAGAATATTCTTGCCGAAGCAGATATAGATAATAAGTTTGAGCAAGAATTTGCGATATATGATTTGCCTGAATTTTTAAGAGCAGTTGAATTGTTTACAAAATCTGATATACAATTTAATGGTTCAAGCAATCTAACTATTAAAAACGCTAACTCTAGGCAATCAGTTAAATACTTCTTTGCAGATAAGTCAGTTATTGTTGCACCTACAAAAGGTATAACAATGCCAGACAAATATGTAACCTTTACATTAAAAAGAAGCCAGTTTGACGATTTACAAAAAGGTATTGTTACCTTAAACTTACCAGACATAGCAGTTAAAGGTGATGGAAAAACTATCACAATGGTTGCTACTGATAAGAAAAATAAATCTTCAAATGATTATTCAGCTGTTGTAGGTGAAACTGATAAAAAATTTGTTGCGTATTTCAAGGCAGAAAACTTGAAAGTAATACCTGACGATTATGACATTGCGTTATCTGAAAAGATGATAAGTCATTTTATCAATAAAAATAAACCTGTCCAATATTGGATTGCTTTAGAGCCTGATAGTGAATTCTAAAAGATATAAACTTGTAGAGAAATATAAGTTAGACACTTGGGCATTTATAGTGTTCATTGTTGTTCTAGCTATTATTTCATTGACAAATAATTAAATTATGGAAATATTATGGCAGAAAATTTGTGGGTTGAAAAATACCGTCCTAGAACTATTAAGGATTGTATTCTTTCAGAAGATTTAAAAGAAACCTTTTCCCAGTTTCTAAAACAAAAAGAAATACCAAACCTATTATTATCTGGTACGCAAGGTACTGGTAAAACAACGGTCGCAAGAGCGCTGTGTGAAGAGATAGGCGCTGATTACATTATCATTAATGGATCAGATGAAGGTAGACAAATAGATACGTTAAGACACAAAGTTAAAAACTTTGCTAGTACTGTATCTCTTACCGAAGAGTCCAATCATAAAGTTGTTATATTAGATGAGGCAGATTATATGAACGCTGAGTCTGTACAACCTGCTTTAAGAAATTTCATAGAAACATTTTATAATAATTGTAGATTCATATTCACTTGTAATTATAAACATAAGATTATTAAACCACTCCAAAGTAGATGTACTGTAATTGATTTTGCAATAACTAATGGTCAAAAGAAAATATCAATGGTTGCCTTTATGAAAAGGTTAGAAACTATATTGAAAGAAGAGAATATTGAATTTGATAAAAAAGTTATTGCAGAATTAATACAAAAATATTATCCAGATTTTAGAAGAACTATTAACGAACTTCAAAGATATTCAGTAAGAGGTAAGATAGATAGTGGAGTATTATTTAATTTATCAGAAGCAACGTATAAAGACTTAATTAAAATTTTAAAAACAAAAGATTTTAATGGAATGAGAAAGTGGGTTATTAATAATTTAGATAAAGAACCTGCTAATCTATTTACAGAAGTATATAAACATTGTTATGAAACTCTACAACCTCAATCTATTCCTCAAGCAGTTTTAGTAATTGCTGGATATCAATATAAATCAGCTTTTGTTGCAGACCAAGAAATCAATATGGTTGCTTGTTTAACTGAAATAATGGCTAATTGTAAATTTAAATAATGCATAGAAAAAATAAAGTCTTTTCAAATACATTACTTCCAATATGTATAAATGAAGGTTGTAATAAAAATGTTCACGTTAGAAAATATAATCAAGATGGTTCAATAGACTGTAGAACTGAATGCTATACTTGTCATAGAGGTGGAAGAAATAGACCAGGAGTTAAACAACATAAAAAAGACTATTGCGAAAATATTGATGGAAGATTAGAATTTAAATGTGTTGCTGATATAATAAATGGTTGTCAATTAGAAATGGATCATATAGATGGAGATAGATTTAATAATGTTCCTGAAAATGTACAAACATTATGTAAGAATTGCCACGCTATAAAAACAAGAACTAGTGGCGACAATGCTAATAATAGAAATAAAACAACTTTAGAAATGCTTAATGGAAGTTATGTTAGTCCATTAGAAAGTTTTGGAGTATGATAGATAAGAGATTATTATTAGGAAATGCTGGCGAAAAGATAGTTGCTAATTATTTAAATAAACAAAAAATTTTTGTTGAGCATTCTGTTGATCCATACGATAATCAAAAAGATTTAAAAATTAATGGTAAACATCTTGAAGTAAAAACACAGGTTCCATTTATAACTAAAAGATGTTTTACTATAAAAGATAATCACCAGTTAAAGAAATGTCAAAACGCTGACTATTTTGTTTTTGTTCAAGCACCTTGTTCTAAATTAGATGAGGCAGGTATCTATCAAGTTGATAAAGGATTTAAGTTTTATAGATACACAACTAAAAAGGGTCTAAAGATGATACTAATCCCTATGGAGCAACCCGCTATTGAGAAGATGTTTACTATAGAAGGAGAAGACAAAGAAATATTAAGACGTTATGCTACGCCCTTTTAGCTCAATTGGTAGAGCAACTGATTTGTAATCAGTAGGTTATTGGTTCAAGTCCAGTAAAGGGCACCAGAAAGAATATTATGTATGAACTAAAAGATTATTTAAAAGCAATTAATGAAACAAAGAAACCACTATTGGATTCTGCTGATGAAACTTGGGAAAAGAAATATAATCCTTATGTAATAAATCGTTGTATGTCTATGTTCTATGATACTATAATGCATAGCAATGAAATGAACGGACTACACTTCCTACCTAAACGTATGCAATTCCATTATTTAATAAATAGTATCAGAAAGAAAAGGCGATTTGGAGGTAAGTGGTTAACACAAACCAAGTTGAAGAATTTAGAGATTATTAAAAAGTATTATGGTTATAGTAATCAAAAAGCAAAGGAAGCTCTCAACATACTTACAGACGACCAAATTGAAAGTATAAAAACAAAAATGATACAAGGTGGGAGAAAGCTTAAATGAGCGAAGAAAATATTAGTTGGTCGCCTAGTGATATGCTAGAAGTGACCATCAAACAACCTGACGATTTTCTAAAGGTCAGGGAAACATTAACAAGAATTGGTGTAGCAAGTAGAAAAGATAAGACACTTTATCAATCGTGTCATATACTACACAAACAAGGCAAATATTATATTGTACACTTTAAAGAACTATTTGCTTTAGACGGTAAGAAATCAACGTTAACTTTAAACGATATTCAAAGACGAAATACTATAACTTTATTACTACAAGATTGGAACTTAATTGATGTTGTCAAAAAAGAAGCGACAGAAAATAAAGCACCATTAAGTCAGATTAAAGTATTGCCGTTTAAAGAAAAGAAAGAATGGACTTTATCTGCTAAATATAATATAGGTAAGAAAGTTGAAGAGAAAAAAGAAACAACTGAAAAAAAAGATGAGTAAATGCAGATACCTAAATTTAAAGATTACATAACAGAAGCTAAAGGCTCTGGTCCATTTAGAATTATTATTATTTCAGACGAACCTGAAAATGATAAGAACTTCCATACAGCCAAAAATCTATTAAAACAAGCTGAGAAGCTTGGACATAAAGGATACATCTATAGAAACACAGGTGGGTATGTTAATAGAGGAGATGACGGAGAGTTATATTTTCATAACAAAGATGATAAGAAAGGCTTTAGAGCATCCGCAAAAGATACAATTGCTATTATAAGAGGTTCTGTAGTACGTAAAGATAGTTGGATGGATATAGTATCCAGATTAGAAAAGCACGTAGTATGTGTAGTCAATAGTAGACAATGTGTTAGTATATGTGCTGACAAATATAGAACGTCATTAAGACTTTCTGATTATGGAGTTAAGCAACCTAAAACAGTTTTAATAACTGATCCAGAAAAATCAGTAGAAGCCTTTGAACAATTAGAAGAAAAGTTTCCAGTTATATTAAAAACATTAAGAGGTTCAAAAGGCGTTGGTGTATTGTTTATTGAATCAGAAAGAGCATTAGATTCTATAGTACAATTACTTAATAAACAAGATGAAGATTCAGATTTATTATTACAACAATATATAAAAACTAAATGGGACGCTAGAGTA